TATCCATAAGCGTAGAAGCTGTTTTAAGCTCATCTGCGTTGTTTCCTAACCCTGAGTTATCTTTGATACCTAAAAGCATCGGAGAAACGACCCTATGAGCTACCATTATCTTTTTAGTAGACTCCTCAGACAAGAATTGATACTGATTATGTGCATCACTTAATTGTACAGGTTCTATACTTGCAGCACTTTCTGCATTGTCATTAAAAGCTAATATGAACTTACCTGCATTACTTGACCCACTAAATTTGTTGTATATTCTTTGTTCTATAAGTCTTCTTTCCTCTGCATTAGGAGTACCATTGTTAAAGTTAATTAACATAGATGGACTCATACCATTTAAGATGTTGTTTAAGTGAAAGTTAGATACTTCTTCTTCAAGCTCTGCATATTGTAAACCTCCTTGATAATCTACAGGACTATAGTAGTAATATCCTGAACGATATGGCTTTACATATAGTATTTCTATAGCTTCTTTGCTTGTACCAAATGCAGGTATTCTTAAAGGTTTGTCAGAAGGTCTAATCTTATCCCAGTCCTTCCAATAGTAATATGCTTCTATATCTCCTTTCTCATTACATTTCTCTGCTCTAAGTGTTTCTACAGGCATATGCTCTATCTGAGCTATCTTAGTTCTATCTTTAGAATAAATTACCTGTATTGCACATTGTCCCATCAGTTTTAAGTCGTATGCTAATCTTCTTACACTATCATTATCAAATAATGAAATCATTTGTGCATATTGGTCTGGTTTTTTACTGGAATTAGTAGCATCTAATCCTTTACCATATATCATAGAAGATACAGCATTTATTATGGCATTGTTAGTTGGACTTCCATTGTATCTGTCTATTAGATATTGAAAGTAGTTGTTGTCCTCTCCATAAGAAATCCAATCTCTATTACTAACTTCTTTTATTTTAGGACTTGTGTAAGTGCTTAAATTTACTATTCTTAAATCGTTCATATTATTATGTAATCGTTATCGTGAGAACCTGCAGTAGTATCAAATGTATATTCACCATCATTAATTGAATAATAATCGTTACTTGATTGATCTACTGTTTGGTCAGTACAAAATACTTTGTCTTTGTATATTATGTTAGAAGATGTATCTAATAACTCTATGTCATAAGTTCTACCCTCTTTTAATATTGAATTTCCTGAAGATGTATATTCATTAGAAATACTTAAATAGTTTCCATCTACTGATGGAGTTACTGTAAAACTAAATTCTTCATTTAATGAATCATCTCTTACTTTTAAAGTAGTAGAAGAAGTAACATAACTTCTTGGTATAATCTTTATAGTTTGAGCTGATGCACTTGTAGTAAGTTTCTTCATACTTATATATCGAAAAAAAAACTATATTTTGTGTTAAATGCAAAAAAAAAGAGGACATATAGTCCCCTTAATTTTCTAACTTAATGATTTATTATCCATTATTAGGAGTAGCAGGTGAAATCTTAGCTACATTCACATTGTCAGTTACATCAGTTGAATCTGCAAGGAATGCAGGAGCTGATACTTCTTGAGCAGTTAGCGTTAAAGAGAATGAACTTGCATCTCCCATAGCTGCACCTGTTGTAAATGAACCACCAGATACTTCACATCCGTGTTCTCTACCTAATAAGAAGAAGTTTCCATTATAATCCTCTACAACGATTTGTGGTCTTCCTAAAGCTATAATTTTTAATTCTTCTTGTGTTTTACTATCTAATAATTGTAATGAAATATTTAAAGTTGTTTCAAAGAAAGTAGTACCGTTTTCTCTTGAACTGTTTACTGCAGTCTCCATAGATGAACTACCTTTAAGGTCGTATTGGAAAAAGTCAGGAGTTCCACCTATATCAACTTTTTCTGCATCTGTGGCATTATCAGTAACAGTAAGACCATAATCAGAAAAGTAAACTGTTTTAAGTCCACCTACTGAAGATTTACAAGGTATGTTTCTTCCTGTTGTTAATGTACAAGGCATATTATTATATTTTTTATAAGAAAGGGTAAGTAGGTATATACCCCACCTACCCTTCTATGTTAAACAATTTATTAAGCTAATGTCAATAAAGCAAGGTCAGAACCAATACCGTATTGTACACCTGCTGAGAATCTCATTACTACTCTTACGTTTTGAGAACCATCTAAGTCAGCCATATCTAATAATTTAACTTCGTTGTGGTCAGATAAAAGACCTGTACCAAAGTAAATGTTAGATTTTTGTCCTGCAACGATGTGGTCAGATGGCATACCTGGAGCTAATACAACTTCGATTCCATCGAAAGAAAGTGCATTACCTTGATTGTACCATAAACCACCTCTGTTATCAACACCTGAACCACCAACACCATTAGCAGCATATCCTCCTAATTGTCTGATGTATGATTGCCAAGCGATTGTAGGAACATAGATTTTTAAATCTTCTTTTCCGTAAACTGCAGAAGGTAAAGCATCAACAACATTCTCTAATAAAGAAATAATGTTAGTTGAACTGAAAGCAGTTTCACCACCGTTAGCAGCATCGTTAACGTCTCCGTCAGCAGCAGCTAATACTGTGATTCCATCAAACTCACCAGCGTTTCCGTTTACACCACCCCAAATGTTTTGCTCATTCTTTTCTGCTACCAATCCTGCAACGTGTCCGATTAAGAAATCAGAAAACTTTGGAGGTAATTGGTCATTTAGAGAACTGTATCCCATTGAAATTGCTTCCCAATCTGAGATAAAGTCTTGCTTACAAAGCTCAAGGTTTACTTGGAATTGCTCTGGTTGTAAGATTCTTTCTGTTAAAGTAACAGTAGCTGTGTCAGTAAAGTCACAAGAAGCGTCTTTAATAACGTTAGCATCAGTTGCTACTTTTTTGATAACATCTTTAAATTTAACGTTAGGTTTAATTTCGATGTTTCCTTTTTCTAATGTAGGAGAACTTAATAGAGCAGCAGAAATATACTTCCCTGAAAACTCACCTGCATAAGTACTTGTAATTGAAACTGTAGTTGCCATAATTTAATTTTTATTTAATTTTTATTTGAAATTTGCTATTTTATTGAATACTATATCTTTAGTTGTTAGGTTTCTCTTTTGAGAATAAACAACTTTGTTTAATTCCTGCTTTGCTTCAGGAGAATGCTTAATTGGTTCAGAAGCTGGTTTAGATAATTCTTCTTTTAGAGCTTCATCTTCTTGACAAGCAAGTTCAGTCAATTTCTGTGACATCAATTCTTCTTCCTTGTGCATTTCCTCTTTTTTACCTTCCTTCATCAATTCTTTGATTTCTTCTACCATAGATTTGATTTCAGCAAGTTCTTGTTTAGTTGCGTATTTGTCTTCTTCTTTTAATTCTTCTTCTACTTGTTCTACTTCTTCTACTTCTTCTTCCACAACTTCTTCTTCTCCACCTTCTTTGATTTCTGAAATAATACCGTCTTCTTCTATTACTAGAATCTTACCGTCTTCCATTTCATACTGTCCAATAGGTAAAGCTACTTTCTCGTCATCAGTTAAGATAAATACTTCTTTTCCTGACTCGAATGATTCTGCTTCTAAAACAGTACCATTTTCTAATTTAGCTTGAGCAAGTTCTATCTTTTCTTCTGTAGATAATTCTACACCCAAGACGCTTTTGATTTGATTTAACATTTCCATAGGTTTCATATTAATATATCGTATTTAGTTAATTATTTTGCATTTTTAAGAATTTCTATTTATACTTCCTATACCTTGTGCGTGTAAAGAACCATCACAGCACTTAATACTATAAGTTTCTTTATCCCAACAAAGACAAGCTCTGTTTCCTCCTTGTGGACTTACATTGTGAGTAGTATCTTCCATATTTATTTAATTGGTATGCAGTTAGGTACTAATCTTCCATTCTTTCTTTTCATTCCATATTGCTCATATCCTGCTTGACAAGGAGCTTTAAGTTCGTGTTGTTCACAAGGCATAAACCATATCTTACCTTCATATTCGTGTTCGTGGTAAGAGTTACACCCCATATCTTCAGCCATCTCTATAGCTTTCTCTTTTGTGGAGTATGCTAATCTATCATCTATTATAGCATAATCATCATTTATCTTCATAGAAGCTAACTCTAATTCTTTAAGTTTAGATTCACTCCATCTCTTTGCTGCTAATCCTCCCCATAAGTAGAAACTTATAGTTCCACATTTAGAATTATCACTTGGGTCAAAGTATTCTTCTGCTCTTGACAAATAAGAATACATACGCTTTATAGTTTCTTTACTTATTGGTTTTCCTTGTGCAAGTTGAGTAGCTCTAATCTTACCAACTTGTGTAGCACATTTATTGTTTACTTTCTCGTTAAGTTCTAAACCTTTTTTGGCATTGTTTTTGACTGCAGACGGATAATCTGTATAAGATTCCATTATCGTCTTCTTTCCACTCTTAGTTCTTTTGTCTCCTTTTATAATTCCTCTTATAGTAGATAATAACTCTTTAGCTTCTTCTTCCTCAATCTGAGCTAAGTCGTTTATAGTAGCATCTTTAGGTCTTTCCATTTTATCTACAAAGTAGCCTTCTATAGAAAATCCTTTAACCTTACCTGTCTTTACATAATCATTCCATACATCTTCATTGTTTACTTTTACAGTACCCATCCAAGTACCTACAGGAACTTCCATATCGTACTTTCTTGATTTATCGTGAACAGTATCTTCTACTATCCAGGACTCTACTAAAGACAAACCATTTAGAGAATATTGATGCTCTAATGTTGAATTGTTTTGGTTGCCTTTCATTAAATACATTTGGGATGCTTTTAAAACCGTATCTTTGGAGAAGTATATATAATATTCATCCTCTCCACTCCTTCTATATATAGGTTTGTTAGGGATTAATAAAGCTCCCATTAAGATTCTTTTTTCTTCGCTAACTTCTGCTAATTTTATTTCATCACTTTTTAAAGCAACAAAATCTTCTTCTATTGCAGGATTCTCTACAATGCTTATTGCTTCAATCCCATTTAGCTCCTCATTTTCATCTAAAATAAGTTCTACTATTTTCATATTTATATATCGTTTAAAAATTAATATTTTGTATTTTATCCTATAGTTGCTCCACTTACAATATTTCTATCTAACTCTTGAGCAGTTGTTACATCATTACTAACTACAAATGCTTTTACTGGTTGTTGTTGTTGACCTGCTATTGCACCTGCTAATTGATTAGCTCCTGATGTTCCTACTACATTAAATGCAGGTGGAGCTGAACCTGTTGGAACTTGTGGAGTTTGTATTGAACCTCCTCCACCACCACCTCCTATAGATGATGCTACTGATTTACTTTTTCCTACTGCTTGACTAATAGATTGTACTATTCCAACTGCTTGTAAAGCATAAGCAATTAACATTGGTATGTTTTGTGGAAAACCTATCTTAGCAGTTTGTGCAGTACCTTCTGCAACTGCAGCACTTGAACGAGCAGCAACTAAACTTGAAAATGTCAAAGTCTTTCTTGCTTCTTGTATCATTTCTTGTGCAGCCATAACTTGTTTAGCTATAAGAGCAGCTTTACCTGCTGCAGTTTCTGCTCCAAATAATGAGATAGCAGCATCTACTGAAGCTTTCTTAGCAGCAGTTCTTCTATTCTCAATATCAATATCCATAGCTAATACTCTTGCATCTCTTTCCTCTTTTAACTTAGCTGCTTGTGCATCTTCTTCTTCTTTTTTCTTTTTAGCTTCAGCATCTTTCTTATCTTTTGCTATTTTCTTTTCTTCATCTATTTTATCTTGTTCTTCTTTTACTCGTCTTTGTTCATCCTCTATAGCTTTTAATGCTGCAGCTTCTTCTGCTTTCAATGCTATAGTTTGTGAAGTAACTTCTTTTTGTTTTGTAAGTTTAGCAGTCTCTAATTGTATAAGTTCTGCTTTTAATCTTGCTTCTTCATCTAAATCTTCTTTAGTAGATTCTGATAATGAGTTTTCTAATTGTCTCGCTTCTAATCTAAGTTGAGCTGCTGCTATTTCTTTGTTTGTTATTTCTTCTTCTAATCTACCTGCTTCTTCTAAGAAACCTATTCTTTCTTCTACAGTAAACTTCTCTTTATTTACTGCTTTCTCTAATAAGTCAGCTCTTGTTCTATCTGCTTTAGCTCTTTGTACTTGTAAGTCTCTTTCTGCTTTATCAGCTTTAGCTCTCATATCTGACAACTCTCCTGCTATAGCTATTTCTTTACGAGTTTCTTCTCCAAAGTTCTTAATACCTTCAGTTACTTTAGCTATAGATTCTGCTGCTTCGTCGAAATTTAAAGTAAGAGCAGATAATATAGCATTACCAAAGT